GCCATAGTTGCCGCCTTTGCAGCACGCACTCTCTGGACATGGTTTTCACCCGATGGTTTTGAGGAAACATCACGTCTCGTGAAGGAACCTGAGGTCACTCTTAAGCGAACTTATCAGAAGGGACACAAGCCCAGATATGATCGTTGGAAGCGTGTACCCAAGTTTCATCCCACTATGAGTGAACCCAAGAAAGACCAGGTTTATGATCAAGCCAAAAATTGGGTTGGACATCTTGTGGGTGTGGGTTTCGATGACAAAGGTAACCGTCAAAATGGTGGTTGTATTACCATGCGTATCAAGGATCGTTGGTTCACAGCACCGTCACACTTTTTCCAAAAGTTTGCCTCTTGTGAAGAACTTAAGTTCCAGTTCACATGGGGTACACATGTAACCACATTTGTCCTTGGAGATGGTGACGTTATTACTGTTGATGAATTCGATATGGTTCTTTTTAAGATGCCCATGTGTGTTCCTAGTTTGCCCCCACAACTCTATAATAAGATCTGGCACAATGAAAAAGATCTATTAGTCGATTTGCCTGCTGGTACGCCCGTGTCGATGATTACCCTTAATACGGATGCACAAACGCTCATTAAGCATATGAATGTTGTTTCCGATAAAAAGAGTATTGCATATCGATCTGAAGGGTTGTGGTACGTCATCCATTCACCCATCAAGTACAACGCTGTGTCTGTGCCGGGCGACTCCGGAGCTCCGATTGTCACACGCGGCCCTCAGGGCCAACTTTCGATCGTTGGAATCCAGTGTGGTAATACCACAAAGGCACCCCTGTACAGTATTGCACAAAGCTTGAATCGACAAGTGTTTGATGGGTTTTTGGCGGAGGCCGAAGGATCGCCCCATGTAGAGGAGGCCGATGGTATAGAGGAGTCTCCTATAGAGGTGACTAATTCAGCATTCCCTTTTGACCATGTTATTGCGGATGTTCCGTGTAACGTTAACCGGGTCTCTAAAATCAAGAAAAGCCCGATGTATGGTTATATGGGACGTCCACAATACGTACCCGCACGCATGCGTCCTTCGGCTATGCCCGACGGCACTGTTTCTGAC